TATCAAACTGGGGGCTACTTTATCTTTAGCTATACCCCAAGTGATACAAGTTACTTAACCCTCACCACATTCAACCTATAAGGAACACCCATGCCAACAACATATGCAATTCCTGATGGTCGTACTGTGATGGCGGCTACGCTGTACACGGGTAATGGAAGTACCCAAACAATTAGTAATGCGGTCAATGGCGTATCCATGCAACCTGATTTTGTGTGGGTTAAGTCCCGCCAATATACAACTGTTGGACATTCTTTATTTGATGCATTACGCCCCATAGGTGTAAATACTTCTTTGCCGAGACTGGTTTCAAATTCAACTGATGCTGAAACAAACAATGGTGGTTTAACCGCTTTTGTTTCTAACGGCTTTTCATTAAACAACGATGCATACATAAACAGCACTTCTACTGGCGGCAACATGGTTGCTTGGCAATGGAACGCTGGCGGCTCAACTGTAACCAACACCAGCGGGACAATCTCAGCACAAGTAAGAGCAAACCCCACTGCTGGCTTTAGCGTGGTGACTTATACAGGTAATGGTTCGTCAAATCAAACAGTAGGTCATGGATTGGGCGTAACCCCTTCTATGGTTATTTGTAAAAGGCGAGACAGCACAAGTGACTGGCCTGTTGCACACAGAAGTTATGCTGCTGATGGATACACATTATTAAATTCAACTATAGCCGCAACAACAACAGGATTGCCATGGGGAACAGGCACAAGGACATCAACAACTTTTATGGTAAATACTGGTTCAATAAATATGAATGCGTCTACTGCTACCTATGTAGCCTACTGTTTTGCCGCAGTAGCTGGATACTCTGCATTTGGTAGCTACACAGGCAATGGCTCTGCTGATGGGCCTTTTGTGTATTTGGGATTCAGGCCAAAATATTTACTTATTAAATCATCAGTAGTTGCTGGTGGAACATGGGTGGTGTTTGATTCAGCAAGAAGTACATACAATGTAACAGGTGAAAAATTAGCACCAAACACTGGTGATTTAGAAAACAGCGGGGCTACGGGTATTGCTGGTGGCGTTGATTTTCTCTCAAACGGATTTAAGATTCGATTAAGTTGGGGTGACATAAACACTTCAAACACCCTAATCTATGCCGCATTTGCCGAAGTGCCGTTTCGCTACGCTAACGCCCGATGATAAGGATATGCCAATGTCAAAAACAAAAATGAGTAGCACACAAAAACTATGGTCAAAAACAATCATAGGCAGTGAAGATGATTGCTGGATTTACACGGCTGGCAAAGATAAAGATGGCTATGGTCAATTTTGGAATTGGGAAAATAAAAAACAAACAAGAGCGCATATTTACAGCGCATCAATACACTTGGATAAGCGACCTGAGATGATGTGTGTTTGCCATAGTTGCGATAACCGTGCTTGCGTTAATCCAAATCATTTGTTTTATGGCACACCACAAGACAATCAAGCTGATAAAGTTGCAAAGAATCGTCATGCAAAAGGCGAAATGCAAGGGCATCATAAATTAACAGAAGCACAAGTTTTAGAAATACGCCAAAGAGCAAATGAAGGCTATCGAAAATTGTGCGATGAATTTCAATTAGTCCCATCCACCGTGTATCGCATTTGGCATGGTCAGGCTTGGAAACATTCTTTAGCGAGGTAACTCATGTTTTTACTTAACGGCAACCCACTTCCTCTTGACACACCATTCACCATTGATGGCACAAGCTATCCAGCCAACTGGTTGCGCTTGACCTCTATTGAGGAAAAGAATGCTGTTGGCATCACAGAGGTGGCAGATGTGACCACCACATACGATGACCGTTTCTACTGGGGTGCAGACAATCCCAAGCAACTGGATGACCTTACCGTCACACCAGAGCAAGGTGAACCATACATTCAGCATGGACTCAAACACCAGTGGATTGCACAAGTCAAAGACACCGCCAACAAATTGCTGGCTCAGTCTGACTGGATGGTGATTCGTAAGGCAGAGCGCAACATAGACATTCCTGCTGATACTGCGACATACAGGGCGGCAGTGATTACTGAATGCACAAGGCTTGTGACTGCCATTCAAGGCTGTGCTGATGTGCCTGCTTTGATTGATGTGGTAACTGCACAAGGATGGCCAGCATGACACCAATTGAAGCTCGCGTAGATACGCACGAGGCCGTGTGTGAGCTGCGCTATGAGAGCATTAACGCTCGACTCAAGCGCATTGAGCAGATCCTGATCGGCAGCTGCGCGGCAATCATTGGCATGCTGATGACGCTGGTGTTGAAGCTGTGATGCATCATGCCGCTAACCATTGCACTGGCAGCTGTTGCCTTGGTGAAGAACATCCGGGAAGGGTGCGAGCTTTACAAGCAGGCAAAGGATTCTTATCTGGAGATAAAGGAAACCTATGACGAAGTTGCTGGGATTGCTCAAGAGGTACATGGGTTTCTTGGCCCAATCATTGCGTTTTTCAAAGGAAAAACTAAGCCTGCAAAGCCGACTCCTGTGGCTGCACGCGCAAAGAATAAGTCTAAGTACGTTGCTATTGATGAGACAAAAATCAAAGCAGATATCGTCCAGCATCTCAGCGAGTTTTTCACGCTTCAAGAAAAACTAGCGGCCAAGATTAGACTTGAGGAGGAGCAGAGCAAGACAGTCTATGACCCAGATCAGAACCACAACATCGCTGCCATGAACCGAGTGCTGGCGCTGCAGCAGATGTCTGAGCTGGAGATTGAGATCAGAGAGATCATGGTGTACCAGACCCCCGGCATGGGTGCCTTGTACTCCGAGGTCTTCAAGATGAGAGAAGTCATCAAAGAGGAACAGGAAAAAGCCAGACTGAAACAAGAGGCAACAAAGAGGCAAGAGGCATGGCGACTCAGGCAAGAGGAAAGAAACCTGCAAGCAAAGTTGGCAGCAGTAGTAGTGACTACCCTATTCCTCCTCTACCTGTGGTTGTGGCTCCTCCTGATAAATCGCTGGAGCAAGACTTGATTGGGTGGATCGCGGCCTGTCTGCTCGCTGGGCTGATGCTGCCGCTGTTGGCCATGCTGTACCTCGACGTGTTGGAGACAAAGAACGAGGCCAAGCAGTCGATTGAGAAGGTGGAGAAACTTAGACGGCAAGTGGAACAACAAAGGAAAGGAACCAAGGATGAGTAAGCAGCTTGAAAAAGGATCAATGTACGACCAGTTTGACACCAACCATGATGGTGTTGTGACTGATGACGAGCTGGCCAAGAGCGAGCGCATGATGCAAATCGAAAACATGGACAAGCTGGCCGACCAGCAGCGTGTCATGGCATGGGTGGCCATGGGCCTGCCCTTCCTGATCATCATGTTCTTGTGCCTGCCATACATTACTGACGCACGGGTGCAGCTGGTGATGGGCTTGGCCACAACCTTTGCCGCTGCGATGGGCACCATCGTGGTCGCCTTCATGGCAGCCACTGCCTACATTCGCGGCAAGATGAACGATGCTTAAGCTGGCCATCGCTGCTGCCATGCTGGCGGCTGCCTTTGCGTCTGGCTTTGCTGTGCAGGGCTGGCGCAAGGATGCAGAGATTGCTGCGATTGAGGCAGCCAACGCGGCTGCTGTGGCCGCTGCCACTGCGCAGGCCATGGAACAAACCACCGAGATGCAAAGGAAAAAAGATGACGCACTACGACTCGCGGCAAAGCGTGCTCAAGACAATGCTGCCGCTGCTGCTGCTGCTCGCGCTGAGCGTGACGGGCTGCGCAACCAGATCAACACCGCCACCAGCGCCCTGCCCACAGCTACCTGCGCCTCCAGCAGAGACTACGCCGCCACCGCCGCAGCCTTATTCGACCAGTGTGCTGCAGCTCTTGAAGAGCTGGCGACAAAAGCTGATGGACACGCCACTGATTCAAGAACCCTGACCAATTCTTGGCCAACAACAACTGAAAGGAAACCATGAACCTCACAAAAAACTTTACCCTCAAGGAGCTCACCAAGTCAGAGACTGCGGTGCGCCATGATGTTGACAACACACCCAACGAGGAGCAGATCGAATCGCTGCGCTTGCTTTGCGAAAAGATCTTGCAGCCGGTGCGTGACCACTATGGCAAACCAGTGCGGATCAATAGTGCGTTTCGCTGCGCAGAATTGAACCGGCTCACGGGTGGATCTGCAACCTCAGACCATTGCAAGGGCCAAGCAGTTGACTTTGAAATTGACGGTGTGTCGAATGATGAGCTGGCACGCTGGGTGCAAGAGAACCTTGAGTTTTCCCAATTGATCCTTGAATTTTTTCAGCCCGGCATTCCTGACAGCGGGTGGGTGCATGCCTCTTACAACCCACAAGCGCTTAAGGCTCAAGTGCTGACCGCCACCAAGGTCGCCGGAAAGACTCAATATCTTCCCGGCTTGGTGGTAGCTTAACCCTGCGATGCACCCAGCGCTTTGATGCGCTGGCTGTAGCTGGCTGTGTGCCTGATCCGCTTGACCATGTCAATGCGTCCGATGGTGTCTTCGTTGGCCAAGCGCAGCTCCTTCAACGCGGTCATGCGCTCGCGTGCTGGCCGCTTGCCAGCTCTGGCCGTCTTGTCGGCCAGATCTTCGTAGGCATCTGCCCACTGATCCAAGTCCTCATGGATTGAAAAGGCCTCCTCCTTGCCGGGCACCATCAAGGCATAACCAAACCGTGCCACAGTATCAGCAGGCTGCAGCTCTTCAGCTTGCACTGTCACCAGCTCTGGCTCAACCGTGTCGGCCAGCGCCGCCTCAATGATGACTGGGTCATTGGTCTGCGCAGGTATGGCCACTGGCTCCGGCTTGGCCACCAGATCCAACGGGTTGGCTGGCTTGGCCATTGGCCGTGGCTTGGCCTCATCAGGATAGTCGGCTGCCTCTTCAGCGCTGATCAAGCCCTTAAGCACATCGGGGAAGGCATCGCGCAGCGCAAAGCCGCGAGCTCGCATTTGCATCATGCGTTTCGGATACGCCGACCACGGGCCTTGCTTGCCCCACAGGCCAGCTCGCTTGGCATCTTCAAGGCTAAACTTGGCAATCACTGGCTTACGATTTTTTCGCTTGGCCACGCAGACGGCTACCGGGTTGGGTGTGTCTTCGCCTTCAAAGAATTCTTCAACGTCTTCACAGACTGCGCTGGCCTGCACCAGCGCCATCATGGCATCGCCGTACACGCTGGGCTTGCCGTTGATCACAGCAATATTTTGCAGGGCTTGCATGGGTGCCAGCCCCATCTCAAAGCCCCACTGCACGCAGACCAAGATGTCTTGGGGCTTGCCTTGGTAGGCCTTGGGCACCATGCTGGAGCTGGCCAGCATGTCGCTGAATTGGATGGCCTCGGTCATTGTCTGAGGCGCAAAGCCTCGGTTAGTGGTGGTTAGTTCCATTTGGTTCTCTCTCGATTAAATAAGTTTGCATGGTGGTGAAGATCAGGTTGGCCATGGCCTCAACAAAGGCCTCGGCTTGTTGCTCGGTGCAGTCGGTGGCGTTGAGCATGGCCACGACAGCTGCTTCGTAGGCCTGCTGCATGTCGGGCCTGCCTTGCAGGTTCAAGACCGCTCCTTGATGGTCAGCGTAGACTGGCGCACCGAGTAGGCTTCCTTGGCTGGCACCAAGCGCTCGGCTGCCGCTTTGTAGTTGCGCATTGGCCAGCTGATCACAAACTGGCCAGCTCGGCCACGCTCGGCCTGCCCCATCAGTTCTTTGAGCTGCTTTTCATTGTTGTCAATGGTGGCCTCGGCTTCGCGGATCACAGACTTGGCAGCCAGCAGCTGCTCAGCCAAGCGCTCGGCCTGCATGTCCAGCGAGATCTCTTCCTTGGCCGCAGCCTGTGGGTAGATTCGATCCATCTCCTTGCTTGACTGTGGTGGGTACCAATCAATCGCGCCGCTGTCTCGGTAGGTCTGCAGCTTGTGCTCAAAGGCCAGCACAGCTTTGATGATCGCTTTTTGGGTTTCGTCATGCGGGGCAAACAGGAACACTCGCAGCTCAATGCCTTGGTAGAGCACGCAGACCGCGCCCCACTTGTGGCCGGTGATCAGCATCTGGCCTTGCAGCTGGATGGGGCCACGCGCAAGGTGTGGCACATCCTCGGGCATGGTTTTGGTGAGCTTGGCTTCCAGCACGCCGGGCCCGTTCAAGATGATTGAGTCTTGGCCAACCACATACAGGCCCTTGTCGGGGTCGGTGAAGATCTCTTGGCCAAGCCCGTAGCCAATGCCGTCCAGCGAGCACGACAGGGCGACAGCGTTGTGGGTGTAGGCGTGCCCGATCTGGGTGTCGTAGTCGGTGAGCCCCAAGCGCTTAGATTCATCATTTACCCTTTCAAGTTT